AATCAATTGACGTAAAGCAGCCGTCGCCGTCCGCGATAAACCACCAATTGTATGAATCAATCCCAACCCATAAAAACCAAAACCCGGCAAAAACTTGTAATGTACAAAATATTGTATCTTGCTCTTTAACGGATCATCCTCGCGATAATTACGCCGAATCGATAAAATCTGCCCATTATCCTGCGAAATCGTCACAATATAAGGAACCTTTATACCCGTCGCCTCGCCCTCCGCATCCGTGTCCTCAAAACCCTCAAGATCCAAATTTACATGAAACTCAATCAACGTGCAGTCGTAATCAATACTCCCCGGCTCAAATCCAGATATACGATCTATCTCACCACGAACCTCGTCAGAACTCGCTTGTTGCGGTATCACAGGTATATCACGATATACCCCAGCTAACTGTTGCTTCCGTAAATCGTTCAAATCCATGCGTAAAACATGCGCAATGTTACTGCATGTGTCTAAATCAGACGTCTCATACGGCACAACTAACTGCTCCGCAGGAACAAACTTACTTACCGCACGACCCATCACATCATCATAATAAACCTTCTTAAATGTACTGCCCGCCAACGGAAGATAAAATAACATCTGATCCATGTCAGGCGTGTAATCCTCCATCACATTCGTAATGTAATAATTCATAAACATCCGAACACGAGATGCCTGCTCCTGCTTGGATCGCGTCTCATCTCCCATAATAGCCGTCCGAACAGGCCCCGAAGAGGGCAATAACTCATTAAACGCCTGAGCCTGAAACTGCGTCGCAGCCTCAGCTAATAAAGGATGCGTCACCCCCGACGCACCACGAAACGGCTCCGTCCGCTCCTCATAATTAAAACCAAGAAGCTCTAAACCATCTGTGTAAGCATCCTCCCAATCCTGACGACTCGCCTTGTTCGCGTCAAACTCACCCATCAATTCAGACGAAATAGCCCCTAACTCACGGTCATCCATACCCTCCGCTAAGTTGGAACCAAAAGCCATGTCCTCAACATCTTCAGTAGGATCAAAATCTATTACAACACCACCGTCATCCTCAGCAATAATCTCAATCTCCTCATCGCCAGAAAGCATCAAAGGAGTCTCCAAAGAATCCGGAATCTCTAACTCTAACTCAGCCGCTAAATCAGCCTCGTCCAATTGAGACGGAACATTCCTGTCCATCAAACCGCCAGTAGGTGCCCTCGCCATAGAACTCTCCTAGTAATACGACCTCACCATAACAGACTTTTCATCATCTTGCCAATCATCTGTTGGCAACTGTATAAAATTACCCTGACGATAACGCATCAAAGCCTGCGTCATACTATCAACCAAATCATCATACTCACCCTCCGGAAACGCAGCAACCTCCTCAATTAAATCCTCCGCCCAACCCTTGTCCGGTGCCCAAACCATGCCCGCCTCAAATAATGGACTCACCGCAAATACACGACTCACCTTGTCATTCCCCTTGCTCGGAGTAAAATTTACAACAGGTATCCCCGTCTGACGCATCTCATGAGTCAAAGGCAAACCACTCGCCTTCGCCTCAATAATAACCGTGTCAGGCTCCCAATACTCATACTCCTCAAACGCTAACGCCTTCAATTCAGGAAAATCATAACGACCCTTCTTAGCATCCAACAAAATCAAATTCGGAGGACCCCCCTCCTCCGGATAAAATACCCCCCACGTCGTAATCGCACTGTAATCCGAACGCTCACGCTTCGTAAACGCCGTGTCATAACTCTGAATAACATACTGCAAACTTGGAATGTTCTCACCTTCCCAAATACGCCACCAATCACGAGGTATAATCGCATTCTCCTCACCAGTGGGATTCTGCTGATATTGCGCATTCCACTTGCTAGGAGGTATAGAGGCCTTGACCGCCGTTAAATCCTCAATACTCCAAAACTCCGGCCAACATGGCCTGCCATCATCAAAAATAGCAGGTAACTCAACAACCTCCCACTGATCCGCTAACGGATCCTTCGCCATCGCACGCAATAATTGACCCGTCATGTCCTTCTCAGACCAACGCGTCTGTACCAAAACTATACTACCACCCGGCTGTAAACGCTGACGAGGACCCCCCGTATACCAATCCCACGCATCATCAAAACCACTGCTGCTCATCGCCGTCTGCTCAGAATGTGGATCATCAATAATTACTAAATCACCACCACGACCCGCCAAATTACTACCAACACCAACAGCATAATACATCCCACCACGACTCGTGTCCCAACGACCACTCGCCTTGCTATCAACCGCTAACTTAACCTCCGGAAACACCTCCCGATACTCATCACTGTCAATCAAATTCTTCGTCTTGCGCCCAAAATTTACCGCCAACTCAGTCGTGTGCGTCGCCTGAATAATCTTCATCCGCGGATCATGACCCATCATCCACGCAGGAAACAAAAATGACGCAAACTCACTCTTCGTGTGCCGCGGCGGCATGTTAATAATCAAACGCTTTAAATCACCGCTCGCGACCCGCTGAAGCTTCTCCGCAATAATCTTGTGATGCCTCCCAGATATGAACTCAGGCCACATCGCATGTACAAAATGTAGGAAATTATTTTGCGCTAATTCGTTTTTCTCCAATTGCGCTAAACGCAACTGTAATTTCATCATACGATCCTCGACCGATCCTACCGTAACATTCATCCGGGGCCCCTATGCGACTTTATAATAACGATACTATTTTGTTCACGAATATTTGTCAAAAACATGGCACATGCACTCGTCGGCACAGCGCGGGGCCGCGGCAAAAAAATCGCGGATTTTGGCGCAAAAACTGCGAAATTTGACCCGATACCCGGGGGACCCTGGGCGATTTGAAACGCCCGCCAAACGCGAACCGCGACACCCAGCGCGGGCCGCGGATCCCCGCCAAACTGCAGCGCGAACCGCGACGGCTGCCGAACGGTTTGGGCCGCGAACTGGGAGGTTCGAACCGATCCCCAAGGCGCGCGGATCCAGTCGGTAGGTTTAAGAAAGAAGGAGGGTGGAGCGTTGGCGCAAGTTTTATAGACAAATAAAAAGACCCGCCAGAGTGAATAGGCGGGCCAATAAAAGACTTGTTGAATTTAACTGTGGCGCGAGCCGTCAGGTTCAATGCCAATATAAATTCGACCGGTGAACACCACATACGACCCATCGTCGTAGCCAATTGGCTTTTGAGCCGATTTTATAAAATCAGCCAGAGACATCTTAACGTCGTGCCATTTGTGAATATGTTCGATTGCTTCAACTTGTTTGGCGTTCATAACTTCACCTCTTTTAGTTGTCTTTTTAGCGCGCGTATTTCACGCGACTGTTGTAATATTAATTCAGTAGCGCGCTCAAGTTGGCGGACATTGCCATCCGGTTTCAGTCTTTTTTTCCCATAATGCCGCCACATTGCGCGGCAGTCAGAACAGGCGGCAAACGTATCAATTGGTTTAATGTTGCCGCACGCGTTGCAATAGGTAGTCATGATCAAACCCCAGAGATAGCAAGTTGACTAGGACTTAGGCCGTAAATCAAAACCTTTATTCCAGCTTGGTCTGTTACATGTTGGTTTTCTGTTTTTGCGACTTCCGCCAATTCTCTTGTTTCGTGCTTTGAAACTATGTTGTAGTTTCGATCCATTACATAGAACATTTTTGTACCTCATAAAAAAAGGGCAGGATTACCCTGCCCTCATATAAACGCATATATGCGCTTATGTAAAGTTTTATGCAGCGATCCGTTGCCAGTCACGATCATTCATATTTAAAAGCTTTCCCCCCCTTTGCTGCCATTGGTCCGCATCGTCGGGATGGCATTTGTTAGCTACAGCAGTTAAAGCATTCACCACAGTTGCACGGCTTACATGCTCTTTGTCGCTGTAACCGTCCTGTTTAAGCGTCGCAATCAAACCGTTCAGAACGTCGGTGTTTTCTTTTTTGCTAAGTTTTAAAACCGTTCCGACGCGCTCCGGAATTTCTGAAAATTCGCCCTCTATTATGTCACCATGCGCGGCGTTCATTTGATCTAAAACTTTATCAAAGGTCTCCCGGCTCGCATACTTTCCCGCCAAATCTCTAAGCTTTAATTCCAGAGCCTTGTTATCCGCTTCTTTTGCTTCGTTTGAAAGTAGACCATAATCGGACATATCCCTTGCGCTCGTGATATGGCTCGAGCGTGTTTTGTTTTCCGTTTGCATGCCATTATCACAAGCCAACGTCCAAAACACTTGGTAAACGTTAACAGAGCCCGCGCCAACCTCACTATTTCCAAAGCCTATCCCGTTGGCCATGCGATCGCCTACCACGGCTTCCCCCGTTTGAATTAAACTTTTGAGGCGCATGTATAAACGTTGATCCGTAACCGTAGCGTTCACAATTTGCCATTGTGCATCGCTTTCGATTAATTGCGGAATTACGGCGTTGCAAAGGTCGTAATTGTCAAAAGTTTTAAATTTGTCAGATACAAAAGCGCGCGCTATTCCTGACGTTTCGTCGCTATCCAAAAAGGTTCGGATCATACGGTTGACGGGTTCACGGTCCCAACGTGCCTGAATTAACGCGTCATATTCTACAGGGTAATTTTCTTGCAATCGCCGCGCCGTTCTCGTGTCAATTTCGGCACTCGCCGCGATTTGCCCTTGCGCGTGTGAATTGATGTTAAGGACACGGGTTGGTTCTCCGCCGTGCGCCTCAATTACTATTTGGGGCAACCCGTCGTCACTAGTTCTTTTTTGCAGATTACCAGTTGACGCCAAAAAGTCAGCGCTCCTAGCGTTTTGATTTCTTACCTTTTCTAAGAATTTTGTTAGCGTTCCGTTTTCATTTTCAATTTGCATTTTTACTACTCCAAATGTTAAGGGGCAGGATTGCCCCTGCCCCTTGTCTTATATTATCGCATATTATGCAAGTAGAAATTTTTAAAAGTTTAAGTAGACTTTTTCATTCAAAGCCCCTCTTTTTTTCCTCAAAAGTTAACCGTTTCATTTCCCAATATCTCCCGCTACATGGTGTCTGATTATTGACCGCGGCGGTAAACCAGCAACAAAGCGCTTTAACTTTTCCGCGTCAGTTTCATCTTGTTCCGTTTCGCTTGTTTCATTCCACCAAATGCGACAATTTCCTTGCGCACCATAACAACCACCCTGCGCCGTATTATCCGCAGCTTTTCGTTTGTTTGGACCATGCGCAGTAAAGCCGATGATGAAATCCCGGTCCGGCCTTGCGCATAATGGTTCACCATTACCGCAACTATTACAGCCTATATTTCTATATTCCGCCGGACAACGAACAAATTTTGCACCACAACTTTTAAAAGATTTTTTGCCCAACTTTTCCCAATGATCTGACGTTAAAACGGAAACTGTCGGCACTTTATCTTGTTTAGAAAATACCGCGGCGCAAACCGAGTCAGGAGCAGACCAATTTATGACCGTTTTTCCGACTTCGCGCATTTTATGCAACCAAAATTTATAATCAAAATGTGAATAGGTGAAAGACAATCCTTTTTTTGGTTTAGCATATAATAACGCGTTCAGATATTCCTGATCTATTTCGCTTGCACCCTTGCCGCTATCGTTCAGCTTGCAATTGCTGGGACAGGTTCCAAACATATCATTTTTGCCCGCTCGATATGTGACGGCTATTCCCTTGGTTTTCTTTGCTCGTGATATTTCAACTGTTTTTAACATTTTTTAACCCTCAAATTTTAACCCGTATTTCATTTTTGAACCAACGTTCCGCGATATCTTTCGGCAAACAAACCCCTCTATCTGGTCTGGGTTTTCCGTTTGGATAAAGACTTTGCCCGATGTTAACTTGCCAATGGTTTGGATAATCGCTTCTAATAACACCCGCGACAAAGTACTCGTTCCCGTTTGTGTCTTTAACCGTTCTCAACATTGTTTAACCCTCATATAAGATATATCGCATACCCTACCAAATAAAAAACCCCGCGTCAATGCGGGGTCTTTTTTATCGTTTGCGTCGCCTTTTTGGCTTGCTGGCGCGTCGGGACAATTGATCATAATCCGCGCCATAAATTAAACGCCCAATCCAATTAAGCAGAAACATCATCAACCTCCCGATACATTTTAGAAGCGCTTAACAAAGCCAAATGCGCCCGATTTAATGAAGCTCCGGCCTGACCAAAATCACCAATACTATCATTTCTTGTTTTCACCCCATTAGGCACTTTATCAAAAAATTCATCCAAATCTGGATCGGAGAAGATACGCCGCATATCTTTTATTTTTTCTTGCAAGTAATAGAGATCAGTTACCATTAACCGTACAAAGTTTTCTTGTTTCATTTTTTACCTCACTTTCTGTACATGCGATCTTATGCGATCATGTGGGACATATCAATGCGAAAAAATCTTCCCACATGAATTTTTTTGAATGCATCAAGCGAGGTTGGGTTTTTAATCCGTTCTCTTTTAAATCCAAAGCTTGGCTTGCGTGATAGAGAAAAAGATAGGGTAAGGCGTCGGGCTTGTTTTGTTTTTTTACCAGTGTCCAAGTGCTGCTATGCTTATGACGGATTTGCCACGCAACTTGATGTGGGCTTAGATTTACTGCGTTAGCTTTACAAAACTTCAGTTCGACAAAGTGAAAACGTCCACGCTCATCGCAGATCGTCAAATCTGGAATACCTTGACTTGCCCAGTTTTCAATTCTTGTTAGAATTAAATTTCTATTGGACCTCTTTGAAGCTGCCTTCAATTGTTGATACAGGCTCGCTTCCATCT